TTTTAGAAGCATAAGCAGCATAAGCATAAGCAGCATAATCAGCAGCATAAGCAGCAGCATAAGCAGCATAAGCAGCATAATCAGCAGCAGCATAAGCAGCATAAGCAGAAGCAGCATAAGCAGCAGCATAAGCAGCATAAGCAGCAGAAGCAGCATAAGCAGCATCAGCATAAGCAGCATCAGCATAAGCAGCATCAGCATAAGCAGCATCAGCATAAGCAGCATGTTTTTTTAGTTCTTCTTTTTTTATCTTTCCTTCGCCAAATGATATTGCAGCATCAACAGCATCTATACTTCTTTGATCTTTCATCAAATGGCGCACAGTGTTAGCGCAATGGCCTTTTGCAATGGTAAGTTCACTCAAATTATCTGGATACATTTTTTTATAAAACCAAAGCATCCAATCTCCACGTTCGCATGTTTCCCATGCTTCCTCTATTGTTTTTTCGCCTGCCCATTCAATTGATTCTTCGCAAGCTTCTAATTTTGTTAATAATTCTTTTGCTTTCATTTTATTAAACCCTGTTTTGTTAAAAACTGTAAAAAATTATAAATTACTTTTTAAAAAAAGTAAACAACTATTTTAAAAAAAATTAGCATGATGGATATTTGTTGTTACCTTGTCGCCCCACTGCATCACAATCGCTTTAGCAATGCCTTCATACGTTTTGCTTCTATCTCTCTTACGAGTTGGTGACGGTGGCATTTTCCAAACCCTTTGTTCCCTACCATCGACTATATTAGATGGCTTTAATGGCTCAAGATTGTGCAATGCAAACCCCGTTTTCTTTGTTTCTCCATGTCCGTGCTGCCACGGCTGTACATAACAAACAGGATCATTAATATGGGAAAAAATAACGCTAACGGGGTTCTCAAGAGCCGCACATTTACTATGTTTTTTTGCCATGTCCCACAATTTAATAGTCCATTCAATAGCTTTTACTCTTTCATTATTTTTAGGCATGTTCTTTCCGTACCATCTATTCCCGCTAACAGCCATTGCTGTGCAGTCAGGATGCAAGATAATCAAACTCCATTTCCTGGTTGGTATGACATTCATAATATCGGCCTGGTAATGCCATTCACTGTTTCCGCGTGTTGGTTCAATATCGCACGAAAACGCTTCATAACCTGCATCACGAAACGCTTTACAAATTGTCTGGCTTTCTTCACATCCTATTAAAATAGGAAGCGTATTCCTATAATTCATTATCTAAAACTCCTTCGCATGATGAATCTGTGTCGTTACCTGCTCCCCATATCGCCAGGCTCTTCCCGTACAGAAATAGACGATTGTTGACGCTTCAAGCGATAACTTCCGACTATGCTTTTCTTTCATCGTGTTTTTACAAAATCTGTCGCTAAAATACTTGATGACTTCTGCCTTGTCCCATACTCGCTTCCGGTTCGACCCCAACTCATAATAAGCTGGAAAGTCTTTTGTTAGCGTCAATTTGGCAAGTGTATTAATTGACATATCTCTGCCTACATACTCGCTCATTGTGTGAATATCGAACTCTTTTTCATTGTCGATTGTTCGCAGCCTTCTCTCATAGAGTATAGATAGTTCCTGTAACTGATCCGGCGTGATCTCCAGGTCTTTGTTTACCTTAATGTCTTTGTTTGCAGCTAGCCATTTTGTTTGCCATTTTATCCACGCAATCGCCTCTGGTCTTGTTATTCTGTATTTGCCTACGAATTTGTCTATGTTTTTCATGATTGCGCCTTTTTTAGTCTTGGTATATATCGTATTTTTTACAAATTGCATCAAGCTCAGGTATTGCTCTAGATACTGCAAATTCTCCATCAAATTTTCCTTTACATAATATGTAAATGTCACCGCGTTTTATCTTAAAGCCGTTTTTTTTTGCTTTTACTATCGATTTCCTCTCGCTAAATGTTAATGTTGTAAATTCCTTGTAATCGCAATCGCTTAACCATTCCCACGCATCACATGGGTAGTCCTTTCGTGCTTTAGGGTGCGTTATTGTGCAAAAATCCCATTCCATAAAAATTGCCTTTGTTGATTTTAAAAGAGTGTGTATTATATGTCGTAGTTTTTACGTAATCAATAGGAAATTATAAATGAAGAAAGAAAAGAAAGAAGCAAGAGTCGAAATAGTCATGACACATGAAGAAAAAAAGAAGCTGACAGAGCTGGCTATAAAGTCCGATGTGTCAATTGGTCATATCTTCAGGATGTTAATGAGAGAAGCAATTAAAAAGGCAGATTAATGAGTCATGACATAGAGCAGGCCAAGCATTTTTTAACACTATTAGACGAGGACGAGGAGCAATTTACATTTCAGACTTTTGACGATAAGCCAGGGAAGAATCCGGTTTTAGCTAAATGGCTACATGGCACAATTGACGAGCACTTTGAGACACTGGTCAACTATAACAAAGCCGGGTCTGGTGTTTTTGTTATGGCGCAGCACGGGGATGGCTCAGGGCGCAACATAAAGGCAGTGGATCGTATCAGGTGCGTATTTAATGAAAATGACAACGGCGTAACGAAAGAATATCCACTAGAGCCGCATATCATTGTCGAAACGTCGCCTGGAAAGCAACACCATTATTTTTTATGTGATGGGATCCGGGTAGACGAGTTTAAGAGCATCCAGGGGCGTTTGATTGCTGATTATGGCAGCGACCCAGCGGCAAGTGATTTGCCGCGTGTGCTTCGGCTTCCTGGGTTTTTCCACAACAAACGTGAGCCTCACATGGTTCGTATTGTTCACGAGTCCGGGGGGCAGGTTTACAGCAGAGACAGGATAATCCAAGCGTACCCTCCCTACATTCGTGAGGTAGAGCGGAAAAAAGAAGATATTAAAGTTGATGAAAAGCTCGTTTTAGAGTTGAGATCAGCTCTCAATGGCTATAGGCCGGATGAGTATAAAACCTGGGTAGATACCGGATTAGCTTTAAAATCGCTAGGTGATGTTGGCTTAGGCCTATGGTTTGATTGGTCGTCTGGTTATGCGGCTTTTGATAGGCAAGAGGCTTATGATAAATGGGATAGCTTTAAGCCCGACAATATTGGTTATAAGTCTGTGTTTTTCATGGCTCAGGAGGCAGGATGGGTCAATGTAGCTAAAAAGACTATTGAAACAACAATAGAGGATGATGGTAATAGCTGGGTAACCGCTTCAGAGTTGGCTAGAGATGCAACTGCTCCAGAATATTTGATAGACAATATCTTAGAGTCCAGGACTCATGGTTTGCTTGCTGGTGGATCACAAGCGTTTAAATCCTTTTGTGTGCTAAAAATTGCTCATTCTATTTGTACCGGCCATGATTTTTTTAATCATGCTGTGTACCGTACCGGCAATGTTTTATATATCTGCGGGGAGGGTATGGGTGCTTTAGGGCGCAGGATAAAGGCTATAAACATAGTCGAGGGCGAGATCGGCGACAATCTCATAATAAAGCGCAAACCGCTAGCTATAGATAACATTGCCGATATGGATTGGCTAAGGCAGCAAATAAACGCCCTGGAGCCTGTTTTGGTCGTGTTTGATACTTTCTCAAGCCTGGCTACTAGCACAGGTGAAAACACGAACGAGGAGGTTGCCAGGGCTCTTAGAATGGTCATGGACTCATGTTCTGAGCATGGCGCTTCGTCAATCATCGTTCATCACTACGGAAAAGATACCGAAAAGGGCAGTCGGGGCGCTTCCGCATTTAGTGCTAACGTGGATTTTGAGCTATCCATGAAACGTGATGCCAACTCGCCACTATCCGCTACTCTTAGCTGTAAAAAGTCGAAGGATGGGGAGTATTTTGACGACATCCTTATAAAAGCGCATGTTGTTGATCTTGGCTTAACTAAGCAAAACGGCATGAAGGCAACGTCATTGGTTCTTAAGTCAACTGACTTTTTACTTGGCACAAGACAGCAGAAAGCATTCGATATTATAAAGCGTTTGATTCTTGAGGAGGGAATAGAAGATGGCAAGCTTTTAGGCGTTAATGAGACTCAATTAAGGCGTGCTTTGTTGGATGGCTTTAGAGATAGCTTAAGCAACCCATCAAAAGTATTTTATGAAACGATACCAGAGCTAAAAGAAAAGGGCATTATCAGCGAAAAGGACGGTTTTTTCTGGATAACCTGATTTTCTACCCCCAGGGTAGAAATATTTATAAAGCGGGGTAGAAAACCCAATATACTACTACCTCTACCCCCCCTTATCTTTATAAGGGGGTAGGGTAGTATGGGGTCGTTTTGTGTAGGGTAGATTTTAATGTATTATGAGCTAAAAAAAGAAAAAATAACTATTTACTTTTTTATAAAAGTATGAAATACTATACCCACTTTCAAAAGAAAGTAATTTTAACTAACCTGGAGAATCAAAATGCAAACATACAGCGTAAAAATAGACGGGATTGAAATAATCAGACAAGCATTATCAAATACTGGCTTTATTTGTAGGCTAAAATCTGAAGGGTTAATAAAAATGGATAGCAAAGTAACCGAACTTAAGATTATTAAATGAACGACCATATAATACTTTCTGAATATCAATGGTCTGCTATTTCTGAATTTATAAGAAATTTGGCAAAAATAGCAGACATTGAATCAAACATAGACTCTAAAACATTGAATGAAATATTTCAGTATGTTTTGGAGTTAGAAAGAAAAAATATTTTATTGGAGTTAAGAAAATGATCTTTAGATCGGGAGCACAGCGAGTATGAAACAATATCAAATGATCGAAACAAGAACGCAGATGATGTTTATAGTTAAGGGAGTCAATGCCAAGGATTGCTGCAAACAGATCAAACACCAGATTGGTGACGATAAAGCCAATTTAATCATCATTAGCGCGAAGAAAACACACTAACCTATACGGACGTATTACTTTTAAATTATCGAGGCTTAAAATGACAGATAGATTCAAGACAATCAACCACGAATATCTTAAATACTTGAGAGAGGATAGTATGCTTTCAGCAAAAGACCTTCAAGAGATTTTTGGATATAAGCATTATAGCGCTGTCCATGTTTTAGTGGGCAGAGGAAAAATACCAAAAGCGACGCATAAAGCACTAGATAAAAGTAGCCTAAAAAGATACTGGCTTAAAAATGAAATAATGCCGTATATTATTGAAATGATGGAAGAGGAAAATAGTAATGAGAAAACATAAAGAAGTAATTAACGCCTGGGCAGATGGTGAAACTATCCAGATTCTTCTAAATAACGGGGAGTGGGTTGATTGTCCAGATAACCCAGGCTTTTACGATGAATGCACCTATCGCGTAAAGCCTAATGACAGCTTTGATGATCCAGTCAAAAAGATGATTGAAATATCTGATTGGGTTTTTGAGAACGCGCCTGGTTATGCTTTCAAGATAGAAACTGGCGTGGAAGCGGGCTATAATGCTTCGATAGCTTTCAAGTTTTATATCAGCCGTGAAAAGATGTTAGAGTTTGATGAGTGGTTGCATAAATAGCATAATTGTGGTAGCTTGTTTATTTATATAAATTCATGAAATGGAAAAGATGAGAGCTAAAGATATTATTGATCTGCTAAAAACAATTGACGGACAGGCAGAAGTAATCACTCCTGTCGATGGCTTCGGCTTTGCCGATAACTTTTCCCTAACTCAAGATTATGTGCTTTTGAATTCTCCTGGGGCCGGTGAAAATAGCGCACCTTATCAACAGTCAAACCAGGAAGAACCAGGGGCAGAATTGATGTATATTTTGGATGGAACATGGACAAAAATTTTTGATAGAATTGAAAGAAAAAAGCTTGCCAAATAATTGTGGTATGTATTATAGAATTTGATAGATATGTCTAATCCAGAAGGAACATTAAAGCCGGGAAGAAAAAAAACTGGCGGTAGACAGAAGGGCGTAACAAATAAAGTTAACAAGGAATTAAAAGACATGATCCTTGGCGCTCTCAATGATGTTGGTGGACAAAAGTATTTAGCGCGCCAGGCAGACGAAAACCCAGGGCCATTTTTAGCACTTATCGGGAAGATTTTGCCTAAAGACGTTAACGTATCAGACGTTAACGATACACCTGAGCCAAAACAAATAGTCTTTACAGTCGTAGATGCCCGAGCTAAACATCCCTCAGAATAATTTTATCCAGATGCCACACAAATTCAGGGCTTATGTAGCTGGCTTTGGTGGTGGTAAAACCTGGGTTGGGTCTACTGCTATGTGCGCCCGATTTTGGCAATATCCAGGTCAAAACCAAGGCTACTTTGCGCCAACATACTCGCATATCAGAGATATTTTTTACCCGACAATAGAAGAAGTCGCAGATACGATTGATATGCGATGCGAAGTCAGAGAAGGCAACAAGGAGGTGCATTTTTATTCAGGCAGGAAATATCGTGGAACTACGATTTGCCGGTCAATGGATAATCCAGGCAATATCATAGGCTTTAAAATAGGCTATGCGTTTATCGATGAATTTGATGTGTTGCCTGTCGATAAAGCAAAGCAGGCATGGCGAAAAATAATAGCGCGGTTACGCTGGCAGGATGCACTTAATGGCGCAGACGTTACAACCACGCCGGAAGGCTTCAAAGAAACACATCGTCTATTTGTCGAGGAAGTTGCTAAAAATCCAGCACTTAAAGATTCTTATGGATTGATACAGGCAAGCACAAGAGACAATGAGGCTAATTTACCTGCTGATTATATCCAGTCATTGATTGATACATACCCAGCCGAGTTAATCAATGCTTATATCGACGGGCAGTTTTGCAACCTGACAACAGGCACGATTTATAGATGCTATAATCGCGATACGCACAGATCAACAGAGACAATACAAGGCAATGAGCCGCTATTTATCGGCATGGACTTTAACGTAGGCAATATGGCAGCGTCGATATTCGTTAAACGCGCAAATGGATGGCACGCTGTCGCCGAGTTAAAAGATATATTTGATACACCAGATATGGCGCGTATTATCAAAGAGAAATATCATGGAAATAGAATCATTGTATATCCTGACGCAAGCGGCAAAAGCCGCAAGTCTGTTGATGCTTCTAGTTCTGATATTGCTATACTTCGACAATCTGGATTCGATGTAAGGGCAAAATCAACAAATCCATTTGTTAAAGATCGTATTTTATCAGTCAATAAGCAATTTGAGTCAATGCAGTTATTTGTAAATGACAAAACTTGCCCTACAATAGCGAAAAATCTTGAACAACAAGCTTATGATGTTAACGGGGAACCTGATAAAAAAAGCGGATTTGATCATCAAAATGATTCATTCGGCTATCCGATAGCCTATGAATTTCCAATTATAAAACCAATGCAACGACTAAACATAGTGGGCATATAATGAGCAATATTACAAGGTTGAAACCGTCTGAAAATTTTACTGTAGAGCAGGCTTTAAATGACTCATTGAACCGGGATTTGAATGAATGCTTGGTAATTGGATATGATAAAGCAGGTGATTTATTTATTAGGTCATCAAAAATGAGCATAAAAGACGCATTATGGATATTAGAAGCGGCTAAGCGTTACACAATGGACGTTTAATAACCCTGGTTTTTATTAATATTATCAAATCATGGCAACAGTAAACATAGCGGGCATATAACAATGGCAACAGTAAACACACACCATCCTGACTATGACAAAATGCTTGATCGTTGGCAGACATGCGATGACGCGGCAGACGGACAACACGCGATACATAAAGCAGGGGTGAAGTACTTGCCAAGGCTTAAGGATCAATCAACAGAAGATTATAAGTCGTATAAAGAAAGAGCTTTATTTTATAATGCTACATGGCGCACAATAGCTGGATTGCAGGGTTTGTTGTTTAGGAAGCCCCCAGTCATGGAAGTTAGTAGCCAGGTAGAGCCATTGATTGATGATATTACAATGGATGGACAAAGCCTTTATGACTTTGCCTATGGGTTATCAGAGGAGACATTAGAACTAGGTAGAGCTGGCATCCTGGTTGCATATCCTGAACAATCAACTGAAGGACTCACCCTTGCCGATGTATCAGCTCTTAATTTAAGACCCTACCTAAAGTGCTATGAAGCCGAATCAATAATCAACTGGAAAACAGGCATAGTTAATAACATCAATGTTTTAACTATGGTTGTATTGACAGAGGATTTTGAGATTGTAAAGAATGAATTTAAGTCTGAATGTGAGATTCGTTATCGAGTTCTTGATTTAATCGACGGTAGATTTAGAGTTAGAGTCTTTCGTATTGATGACAGAGATAATGACGAGCTAATAAGCGAATCTTACCCTGTTATGAATGGCAAATATCTCGATTACATCCCGTTTATATTCGTCGGTACTGACTCATTAACGCCAGATGTTGAAGCGCCGCCACTTATCGATCTTGTTTATGCCAATATCTCACACTATAAAACAACGGCTGATTATGAACATGCTTGCCATTTTACCGGGCTGCCAACACCCGTTATATCAGGATATACGCGCGAGAATGAGAGTGATAAGCTTTATATCGGCTCAACTTCCGCCTGGGTTTTTCCTGATCCAAAAGCAAAGGCTAGCTACCTAGAGTTTAGCGGTCAAGGCTTAGGCGCATTAGAAAACAACCTTACACGCAAAGAACAAATGATGGCTATTCTAGGCGCAAGGATGCTGTCTAGTGACAAGAAAGGGGTAGAGGCAGCAGATACAGCATCGATCCACAGAAGCGGCGAGAATAGCGTTTTATCTGGAATATCTCAAACGCTAACAAAAGCACTAACAAAAGCACTGCAAATCATGGATATATGGCTTGGTGGTACTGGTGAGTCATATATTGAGTTAAACACAGATTTTCTTGGGATGCCATTAAATGCACAAGAGCTAACAGCACTGGTTGGCGCATGGCAATCAGGCGCAATTAGCCAAGAGACTCTATTCAATAACTTGAAGCGTGGAGAATTATATTCTGACTCAGAAACATTTGAGGAAGAACAGGCAAAGATTGATACAAACCCTACTTTAGTTATGCCATAATATAGTTTTACATAACTGAATAAATAGGATTAAAAACAATGAAAACATTAATTATATTGGCAATCATGTTAACTGGTTGCGCTCAGGCTCCAACTGAACAAGTTTGGCAGTCAAACATACCTACAGACGGGATGGCTGACAATACAGCAAAGTTTCAAAGGTTAGAAGATGATCTTGATGAATTTGAAAGGAATCACGAAGTTACTAAGGCATTGTATGAGATAAACAACAGCATTATTCGTAACACAATTTACGGAAAATAGAATGACTCCTGTTGAGTCAGCTATCGCTGATAAAATACTAACCAACTCAATAAACCTGTACAGACTAACGGCAGGTGAGCGCAAGAAAGTAATTATTATTTTGCGTAAGATGCAAAAGGAATTGATAGGTAATCTATCGGATGTTGATGTTAATGTTAGAAAACAAGCTAAAGCTTACATAAAAGAATCTGCACAGATAATAAATGATTATTATGTAGGATTAAATGTAGGATTAAATGATACATTACAAGGCCTGGCAGAACATACAGCTGAAGTGACTAACGCCGCATTTACTGGCGTAGGCATGGCAACAGCAATGCCAACTGAGACAATGCTAAAATCAATTGTGTCAGACGCGCTTATCATGGGATCCCCGTCTAAAGACTGGTGGGCTAAGCAGTCAGATGACACGGTATTTAAGTTCAGTGCTCAGGTAAGGCAGGGAATAGCTCAGGGCGAATCTACTCAAGAAATAGCCAGACGTATAAAAGATATTGTTGCGGTTTCAGAGAGTAACGCTTCCGCCCTTGTACATACATCAGTTCAAACTGTTTCAAATGATGCTAGAATGGCTACATTCCAAGCTAATGAGGATTCATTAGAAGGCGTACAGCAGCTAAGTACGTTTGACTCACATACGTCGGATATATGTATTGCTTATTCTGGCGCATCTTATGATATGCAAGGCAATCCTATTAACGGAACAACATTACCAATGGGAAGCATACCGCGCCATTTTAATTGTTTACCTGGGGATAGTCTCATATCGTCCGCTAGTGATATTACGGGAATGAGTAAAAGGTGGTTTGATGGAGAAGTTATTGTCATTAAGACTTCCTCCGGTCGTGAACTCACCTGCACGCCAAACCACCCTATACTCACAAATGATGGGTGGGTTGCTGCTAATAAAATTAATATAGGAGGCTACGTAATCAGCGACAGCTTCGGTGAGCGGGGAAGATTCAGAAATTGCAATAACGAGGATGTTCCAACCAGCATTCATGAGGTAACGGAATCGTTCCTCAGTTCTCGCGGCGTGACTTCCGTGCCAGTGCCATTTTCCAGCGAAGACTTCCACGGCGACGGAGCCTGCGGAAAAATCGGCGTTGTATTTTCCGATAGCCTTTTGTCTAACAAAGCTGACTCCTCTAGCTGTGAGCATATCGGCGAGAGCGTCTTCGTAAATAGAAATTCCACGGGAACAGGCATATTCAAAAGTTTTTGCGGACTTCTCAAGCCTTTGTTGACTGGCTGGCTTACCTCGAGTTGCAATATTGGCATTATAGGCAAGATTTTTTCTTTGCTCTACCGTTGTTATGCTCATTCTAGCGTATTGCTGCTCAGACCTATTTCTTGTTTTAACGCCGTTTTCGGAAAATACGCGTTGAATAACATTAGCAGAGCATCCAAGTATCTTGCCAATACCAGCAACGCCAATTCCAGAATTGAAAAGTTCCTGAGCTTTTTTTATATCAACGCTGATTGTTTGCGGTCTTATTTTTGTACCAGAATTTTTAAGATGCCTGCTAACGGTGGTAGTCCCGATATTAAACATGCTAGCAATTTGATAAATGGTTTTTCCAGAAACATATTCTGTGACAAGGTCGTCAGTATTAATCGTAGGCCTTTTCATGATTTTGTTTATAATTTAGAAACTAAAAAAGGATGGTATGTTGCTAATGGAATTATAACACATAATTGTCGTTCTGTTTGGGTTCCCCTGGTTAAGTCTGTTAAAGGACTGGATGTTGGGACAAGATTTTCAGAGGTTGGCTTTATTAAAGCCAATACCACAATGGACGAATTTCTAAAGATGAAAACAAAAGAGCAGCAAGATGATATGTTAGGAAAAGGCAAGGCGGATTTATGGCGAAGTGGTAAAATAACATTGTCTGACTTAGTGAATCAAAGAAGCAGACCATTAACACTTGCAGAATTAAAGAAACTGTGATATATAAGCTAATTAATTAATCCAGGGGATTATATGAGTATTGATTTAAATGTACCAGAGGTACAAGACGCAATAAAAGAAGCAGTAAACGAGGCAATCGCAGGATTGAAGAATAAAAACACAGAGTTATTATCCGAGTTAAAAAAGGCTCGCAAAAACTCTGAAATTGATCCAGACGATTACAACAGATTGAAAGAAGAAAATGACGTATTAAGTGAAAAGCTTAGTGAATCACAAAAACTAATAAAGCAATCTGCCTCAGAAATAGATAAATACAAAAAGGCTCATGAAGGTGAGCAAAACTACGTATCTAAACTTCTGATTGATAACGGCTTAACAGAGTCTTTGTTAAGCGCAGGTGTAAAGCCTGAGCTGTCAAAAGCCGTTAAAGCTATGTTTGCAAGTCAGGCATCAATTAAAATTGATGGCGACAACAGACAAGCAATTATTGGCGACAAGGCTTTAAGCGATTACGTAAAAGAATGGGCCGGAAGCGATGAGGGGAAACATTTTGTTTCTGCTCCATTGAATCAAGGCTCAGGCGGTCAAGGTGGAAGCCATCAAGGTGGCACAGCTAAACAATTGACGCGCGAACAATTTGACTCTAAATCGCCATCAGAAAAGGTGGAGTTTTCGCGTTCTGGCGGTAAGATTACAGACTAAGAATAATGTAACAAAACAGCTCCAGGGGGGTTGTATAGTAATCATTTGGCGGGGCCTTATAGATTAATAACTAAACTTTTATTAACTTATAGGCATCACAATGGCTAACACACTAAACAACCTCATCCCTGATTTATACGCCGCAATTGACATCGTATCACGCGAATTAACCGGCATGATTCCAGCGGTATCTATGGATGCTACAGCAGATAGAGCAGCAGTTAATCAGACAGTACGCATCCCTATCGCACCAGCCAACGCAGCAGGTTTTAATGTAACACCAGCAATGGCTATCCCAGCGGCATCGGATCAAACCATCGGCAATACAACAATTGTCATCAACAAGTCACGCGGCTATCCTTTCTCCTGGAATGGTAACGAGCAAGGCAGCCTTAACAGCAATGGCCCAGGCTATTTCCCTATCCGCGCTAATCAAATGCTACAGGCTATCCGTGCTCTGGTTAATGAGGTAGAGGCAGATTTAACCGCTTTGCATGCAACAACTTCACGCGCGTATGGCACACCCACGTCAACTCCTTTCGGAACCGCTGGTGATTTTACCGATGCAACCCAGGCATTGAAAATCCTGAAAGACAATGGCGCGCCTTTATCAGATAACCAACTTGTTATTGATACCGCCGCAGGAGCAAACTTCCTCGGCAAACAAGCAAGCTCAAGTGTTGAATTTGATGCCGGTATATTGAGGCAAGGCGTATTCCGTACCGTTTCAGGAATGGACATTCGCGAGTCAGGCCAAATCAACACACCAACAGCCGGAACAATGGCAAACGCAACATCTACAAGCGCAGCCTTTACCGTTGGTCAGACAGTGATTCCATTAGCGACAGCCGGAACTGGTGTTGTAGCTGCTGGTGATGTTATTACTTTCGCTAATGACACAAACAAATATGTCGTTGCATCCGTATTGTTTGCCGGTGCTAACCCTGCCTCAGGCGACTCTATCACTCTAGCCGCTCCTGGTTTGCGTAAAGCTCAAGGTGTTGCAACTCGCGCTATAACTGTAATTGCTACAGCAGCGCGTAACATGGCGTTCAATCGCTCTGCAATTGTTCTTGCAACTCGTTTACCTGAGAGACCAGTTGAAGGTGACTTGGCTCTTGACGTAACCACCATCACAGACCCACGCAGCGGCTTGACTTTTGAAGTTGCCGTCTATCCTGGTCAGCGTATGGTTAGATATGAAGTAGCCCTCGCATGGGGCGTGAAGAACATTAAACCAGAACACACAGCTTTGTTATTGGGTTAATAAATTGAGGGGAGGCAACTCCCCTTTTTTAAACTTCATCAACAGGGATTAGCCAGGCATGACAATTATAGTAGAGGATGGTACAGGATTATCAAACGCTGAGAGCTTGATTAGTGTCAGTTATCTGCAAACACATCACTCTAATAGAGGCAATACAAGTATTGCGTTATTAACAACAGCACAAGCCGAGGAAGCTTTGCGTCGTACAAGCGATTACTTCATGCAGACGTACCGTAACCGTTGGAAAGGTTATCTTGTCAAGACTACTCAAGCACTCGATTGGCCGCGCACAGATGTAATCTTGAACGATGGTTTCCTTGATTATGCAATCGACCCAGGCACGATCCCTGAGCCTGTTAAACAAGCGTTTGCAGACCTAACATTAAAAGCAGTTGCTGGCGAATTGTTGTCGGATATATCACAACAAGTCATACGCAAAAAGGTTGATGTAATCGAGGTCGAATATACGCCTCACTCAAGACAGACTAAGCGATACTCTGCTATTGATGCCTTGCTTGCTCCTTATCTAAAGTCATCAGGCGGCTTATCAATAGGGCTTGTCAGGTCATGAGCTTTTATGCCGAGTTACAACAAACAGCCGAAGACCTTTTGAGCGAATTAGGGCAATCTGTAACTGTCAATACTCAAGTTGTTGGAGCATATAATCCAGGTACAGGCTCGGCGTCAGTTACACAAACAACACAGACAGGTAAAGGCGCTGTACTTGATTACGGGAGCAAAGACATAGACGGTCAACTGATATTACAGGGCGACAAAAAGCTATTGTTGTCTCAAATCGGAATAGATAGTATTGATGTTAATGATACCGTTACATTTGGATCAAAGACATATACTATAACAATGGTTAAAACATTAAACCCAGCAGGGACAAATGTGATGTTTATCTGTAATCTGAGAGGCAAATAATGGCTGGCTCATTCTCTGCTGATTTATCAAGGTTTGTTAATAGAGCTAACAGCAATGTTAACAGGCTTGTAAAAGATGTAATCTTGCAGATTGGGAAAGAAATTGTTGATAACTCGATTGTTGGTGATGCTAATTATTGGACACATCCTGCCCCTCCTGGTTATGTTGGTGGTAGGTTTCGTGCTAATTGGCAGCATGGCATTGGTACTATGCCTACAAGCAAATTCGATACCACAGCAAACGTTAGTTATCAGCGTATCCAAGGAACCATGCCAAATCAAGCGGGTGGCAAGATTCATTGGCTTGTCAATAATGTCCCATACTCAATAGCGATCGAAAATGGGACAGCTTCCAGAAGATCGCCGCCTCAAGGCGTGGTTGGCAGAACGATGTTAAGAGTTAGCTCTATAGTTGCAACAGTAGCGGCAAACATACGATGAGTATAGTTAAGATTCGTGCAGCGTTAGAAACTGCTTTAAATAGCATAACACCAGCTTTAGAAACGGCTTGGGAGAATGTAGAGTTTACGCCAACAACAGGGACAGCTTATCAACGTGCTTATTTAATATTTGCTGAACCCAATAATCAAGAGTATGGGCCTAATTATCAAGAGATTGGCTATTTGCAGATAGATTTAAATTACCCGTTGATGTCTGGACCTAATGCAAGCGATACTAGGTTTGAATTAATACGCGACACCTTCAAGCGTGGCACCTCTTTTATTTATAGTGGCGTTACTGTAACAATTAACCGCACCCCATCAATAAGCCCAGCTTATATAAGTGGTGACAGGTTTATAAGGCCTGTTAAAATTAGATTTTATAGTAATGTAGGTTTATAATTAACCGGAAATAATGACTTGCGAAAGTCAATAGATTTTAAAAATATATTTATAGGTAACTATCATGGCTATTGCACAAGGCATTAACAAAAGCACAATTTTCAGAAAACAAACTGGCTTAGGCGTAGTTGGGGCGGCTACAGCTCAAAAAATGCGTCGTGAGTCCAGCACTTTCAACCTTGCTAAAAGCACGTTTGAAAATAAAGAAATTGCATCTCATCAACAATCGAGTGGCATTACTCACGGTCTGAGATCAACAACAGGGACATTATCAGGCGTATTATCTCCTAACACATACTCAACTCTATTCGGTTCATTGTTGCGTAAAGCTTTTACCGCTACCGCAGCACAAACCGGCAAATCTATCACTATCGCCGCACCAACCTCTGGTATCTATCCATTAACAGTCACGGCAGGCACGTTATTGTCAGGTGGTTTTAAGGTCGGTGATGTTATACGTTTAACTGTTGGCTCATTGAACGCGGCTAACATTTCTAAAAACCTTCTGATAACTGCAATCGCTTCTGATACTGCGTGTTCAGTCAGACCCGTTAACGGTGTTGCTCTTGTAGCAGAAGGCCCAACAGCAGGCTGTACTGTTACGGTAGTTGGTAAAAAGTCTATTGCCCCTTTGACTGGACATACCCAGGAATACTGGGCTGTTGAAGAATGGTATAACGATATATCAGTTTCTGATTATTTTACAGATACAGTCATCGGTAATGCTGACATTGGCTTGCCTTCCGAGGGTAATGCCACTGTATCCTTTGGCTTTGCTGGCCTGGAAAAAACACAATCCGGCGCACAAGTATTAACAGGAGCAACCGCCGAAACAACTACACCAGTATTAACGGCTGTGAATGGTATTGTTACCGTTAACGGACTTGCCATTGGCAATGTTACCGGCGCATCAATCAAGATTGATTGTGGGGCAGCTAATATGGGCGCTGTCGTTGGCTCTGATAACTCTCCTGATATTCAACGTGGCCGTATCACTGTATCAGGTCAGTTAACAGCTTTCTTTCAAGATGTTGCTTTTTCAACTCTGTTTGATGCAGCCACAAACTTTGGCATTATCCTGGTTGTAGCTGAGAGTCAAGACGCAGCTGCCAAGTTCGTGTCATTTAGCATGAGTTCTGTTAAGTTTTCAGGCGACTCTAAAGATGACGGCGAAAAAGGCTTGGTCGCAACATTGCCTTTCACCGCTCAAATTAACGCAAGCGGCGGAGCATCGTTAGCTAACGACCAAACTATTATTAGCATCCAGGACAGCGACGCAGCTTAATGGTTGCTATTTAGCATCGGGGCGGATAGCTTCCGCCCTGTTTTTTAATATTATAATGAGAATATACAATGATTAATTTGCAAGATTTAGACCTCACAACAGAACAAGGCTTCGAGTTTGAATATGTTAGTGAGTCAAGTGCAATTCCAAGCGGAATCTATATTACTGTGCTGAGTTCAACCTCAGAGACGGTAAAGAAGTGGATCAGGCAATCACTTAACAAAATCCGTACTCGTGAAGCAATGCAAGCTAAACGCGGTAAAGATGTTGAAGTGCGTACCGTTGAGGATGACGAGCAATTCAGTATTGAATCTGCGGCTGTTAGGATTATCGGCTGGCGTGGAATAGCACAAGAATTTACGCCTGAATTAGCCGTTAAGCTGTGTACCATTAACCCTGAAATCCGAGCGCAAGTCATTAAAGAGTCGGACGAATTGGGAAACTTTATAAAGAGCAAATAGACGACTTATTGTCTTTTGTTCGCATTGAATTTGAATTATCAGAACCGCAGAGCGATGGTAAGCCTTTGCGGTCACATCTTGAAAGCATTTACCGTCAAACAGGTCATAAGCCAGAAAAGCTAATAAATACTGACTGCCCAGAATCTATGCAGTATCTATGGGAATACTTCCTAGAGCTGCATAATACTCGTGGTGGTGGAATGGGTATATCTAGTATATCATATACTGAAATGCAGGCTTGGTGTAGCCTGTTATCTATACACATAACGCCAACAGAAGTTGAAATTATTAAAATGATAGATGCCTGCTTTTTAGAACATTACCACAAAACACAAAAGGCGAAGAAATGAGCGAAGATATTGCCAGTTTAGCTATCCGAATAGATTCTTTAGAGGCTCGTAACGCAGCTAGAGACTTACAGAACCTTGAACAACAAGGAAGACGGACAGCAACAAGCACTAGTGCATTATCTGAAGCTTACAAATTGCTTGGCATGACTATTGGCGGCGTAGGGCTTGCTGGTCTTGCTAAAGATATATTAGATACAAATAGGCAGATGGAGTCATTGAGAGCGGCATTAACCTCTGTGACAGGCAGTGTTAAAGAAGCTCAAAAGGCATTTTCATTTATTCAAGACTTCGCAAAAACAACACCCTACGAAATCAAAGGACTGACTCAAAACTTTATTACCCTACAAAATATGGGGATAAAACCAACTCAGCAAGTCATGGAGGCTTTAACAAATCAAGCGTCTAAACTTGGTGGATCACAAGATACATTATCAGCTATAGTTTTACAGCTAGGACAAGCTTACTCAAAAGGCAAGCTCCAAATGGAGGATATGGTTATCCTGATGGAACGCGGAGTACCTGTAATGGACATGCTTGAAAAAGTCACAGGTAAGAATGCTTCTGCGCTTTCTGAAATGAGTAAAAAAGGAGAATTGACAAGGGATGTTATAGATAAGCTTATTATTAAAATGGGCGAGCTTTCATCAGGTAGCAATGCTCGCGCTATGGACACGTTAAACGGGAGAATATCTTCTTTGGCGGACGCGTGGCACACGTTCGAAGACGCGTTGCTTAATGATACAAGCGAAACACTTATTAGACGGATTGTGGAAAATTGGACACTTGTCATTGAGGATTTTACAAACAAAATAACTGGCGGCGACCTAATGGGTCGCATTGATAAACAGATAGCAGAAACACAACAAAACCTAGCTAACATGGAGTCAGGCGGCGTTAAGTCTGTTAATCAAACTGTCCCCTACAAACAGAACGCTAAAGACCTGGAAGTATTGCTAGGCTTAAAGTCTGACTTAGCAAAATCAGACGCTGAAGAGCTGAACAGAGACAATCAAAGAATAGAACTTGAAAAGAAAAAGACAGCAGAAACAAAAAAGCTACTCGATGAGCAAACAAAAGCTGAAGAATCAAGTAAAAAAGCAGCTGAAATAGTAGGCGACTTGACGCGCAAAAACTTTGAATTGACCCATTCAAAGCGTGAGGTCATTAAGGCTGACTTAATAGCTCAAGGGGTATCTGGAAAAGAACTAGAAAGCGCCTTAAAGTTAGCAGATCAAAACGAAAAACTGTCTCATCAAACAGTGCGACACACAGCCGCAAAGCGTTCACACGTAGCTGTTATGAGCACAGAACAAAGAGAAGCTCAAGCACTTGATAGGGCATATAAATCTCTTGACGAGTCATTGAAGAAACAACTTTATTTATCGAGAATTGCAACCGAGGAAAGCCACAATGCAAGCCTGGAGTATGATCTTTCAGAAGGATCGCTTAAGGATTTAATTGAAACTAAAAAGCTATATCTTTTGCAGATGGCACAAGAGATACAGAACAATGAAATAACAGCAAAAGAAACTGAAGCCAAAAAATCTGAAATGGACGGCTTGATTGATAAATACAATCAGTTAACGTTATCAGCTAGCGAATATTACCGCACAAAATTGGAAGGAGAAGGCATAAAAGGCGCTGCACAAGAGCCATTGGTTAAGCAGTTTGAGAAAAACTCAGCAACTGAAACAAACATAGCTAACTTTGAGAAATCGAGCGAAGCATTGCAACAGTACGCGGCTGACATAGATAACGCAGAACAAAGCATGGCTGGACTAGGCGCTACTACTAACGACGTATTTGCAGCAGCTAATGGCGGTATATCTCAAGTCATCGGTGCTTTTGACGCGATGATAAAAAGCCTGGATGGTAACTCAAAAGCACTTGATGATCTTGCAAAGAAACAAAAAGCTGTTTCTGCAATTCAGCCTAGCATGGATAAGGATAAATATTTAAAGGATATAGAGACAAAAGCAAAGCTGACAGAGCAATATGCAAAAAAAGAACAAGCGCTAAACAATGAAACTGTAAACCTGTATCTTGATGGGTTTAATAATGTAGTTGGTGCAGCCGCAGCAATGTATCAAGATAATGAAGCCGCACAGATCGCCGCTCAATCGATTATGTTGGTTACTCTTGGTATTCAAGCGGTTATGGCGGTGGTAAACCAAGCCAGCCAGGGGGATGTTTATACCGCGTTTGCACGGATGGCAGCTATGGCGGCATCCGTTGGTGCGTTAGTTGCGTCTGTTGGTGGATCAAGCGGGGGCGCATCGGTTCCTCCTGCCCCGCCTAACTCAGCAGACACTGGCACAGTTCTAGGTGATTCAAAAGCGCAATCAAACTCAGTTGGCAATGTTTACGACTTGCTAAAAAACATCCATGCCGAAGAATATGCCGAGTTACGCGGCATCAACAAAGGCGTGGCGGCATTGTCTGGCGGGATACTTGGAGCCGTAACCAAAACATTTCAGACGGGCGCGATTACCGGCACGTCTGCACCTCACCTGGGCGAGTCAAAATACAAATTAGTGTCTGGAGGCTTGGCTACCGCATCAGTCACGCTGGCTGACATATTAGGCGGTAATGCCGACATCGGCGGGCAGATGTTCACAACGGAACAGCATCAAGGCGGTAGTAAAAAGAAGCCTACGTTTAGCTTTAACGATATGTTCACGCCTATGGCTGCTTCCGTTACCGAGTCATTGAAAGGCATGTTTTCCGGCATCGGTAACACGATGAAAGGCGTTAGTGATCAGCTTGGCAAGGACATTGGCAAAGACCTGAACATGAAGCTTAATAGAGCCATCATTCCTGCTCTTAAAATCGATATTATGGGCTTGAGCGGCGAAGATGCAGTCAAGAAAGTCAATGCTGTCATTAGCACAGCTATGGATACCGTAGCCACACAAGTATTTGGTGATATTATTTCTGAATACCAGCAATTAGGCGAGGGAATGCTGGAAACAGCCGTGCGTATTGTTGCCGAGGTTGCGGTAGTCAGGGATGCTCTAAGCCAATCTGGTATGTCAATGGCTGGAAACTCTATTGAATTGGCTGATTCATTAGTTCAGGCGGCAGGTGGTTTAGAGCAGTTCCAGCAACAGTTCGAGGGATTTTATGATGCTTTCTTTACTGACTTAGAAAAACAAGACAGATTACAGCAAAGACTTAACGAAACATTCGCTGAAGTCTATATGTTGCTACCTCGCACGCGCGAAGAATATAAAAAGGTATTGTCTGCGCTTGACTTGAATAATAAAGCTGAACAGGAAAGATATAGTTTAATGCTGCAATTAAGCGGTGCTGCTGATAGCTATTACAGCATGATAGAATCTAAATCTTCAGCATCATCTGAAATAACATCAGCTGCAATGGATCAAGAGATACAGTTGCTTAGGCTACAAGGAAAAGAAATTGAAGCGGTAACGATAGAAAGAAAGCGTGAGCTTGATGCAATGGACGAAAGCTTGAGAGCAATGCAAGCACTTATCTATACCTATTCTGACTTATCAGGCACACTAACAACGGCTTACAATACAGCAGCAGACCTATTAACATCAACGTTTACAAAGTTCTTCAATCTTGCGAAATCACTGGTTGCTTATCGTGATGCTTTAAAAGTTGGCGATCTATCTACGGGATCCCCTGAATCAAAATATAACGCTAACAAAGCCGCGTTTGAAAAAGCGGCGGGTATAGTTGCGGGCGGCAAAGGAACAACAGACGTTAGCGAGCAAAGATACAAAAACGCACTTGAAAGCTTACAAGGTCTCTCAGAAAAGTTTTTAGCATCATCCAGGGATTATAATGCTAGCGGAAAAGATTATGGCATGGACTACAAGTCTGTTTTAACTGCTCTTAATCAAGGCGCAAAAGGATCGCTTAACATAGCCTCTAACGCTGAGAAGCAATTGAATGCGCTGAACGATATGGTCAGCGGATTAACCACTCTTAATCTATCTATTATCAAATTAGATGGCTCCATCGGAAAAGTTGATGGAAGTGTTGATGCTGTTGGTGCAAGGGTCCGGGTCAGCAATGAACAATTGCGCGATGTGAACGGTAACATAGTTACTGGTAATAGACATTTAAATATTGTTGAAACGAGATCAGAGCAAACAGTTAAGAAACTTACCGCTGCCGACGTTTCAATTAAGATAGGTAACAACTGGCTCAAGCTGGTTGATAATAAAACAGGCTTGGTTAATGATCGTATAAAAGACTCAAACTTTTTTATAAAAGATGGCAACCATTATTTAAGTTTAGTTGATAAAAACACAGGGAAATTAAACGAGAGCTTTATTGATGCTAATGGTAACTTGAGTAAAATATATACTAATGCAGATAATTGGTTAGAAAAGTTAAGCACAAAAGCAGATAAAACAAACGATAGGTTATCTATCTCTAACATTAGCATCAGAGATGGTAACAAATGGCTCAGGTTAGTAGACTCAGGGACAGGTTTAGTTAACGAAAAACTTAAAAACTCGAATCTTTGGATTAAAGAAGGTAATCACTATTTACAGCTTGTCGATAAAAACACAGGCAAAGTAAATGAAAAACTGATCAATGTAGATGGCAGCGTTAAAAAGGTGTATCAATCTACTGATAAAGCACCGAGCGCAACTGATTTAGTAAGGCAAGCCATTAATGGTTCTGGTGGGCTTAAAGATGCTACAAAGGATGTTAAGCAAAGTGTTAATTACCTAAACTCAAAGTCAGGTTTAAGCGGGGCCATTGGTAGCGTACAAAAGGCTGTTGGGTCTGTGCATGATGCTGTTAAGGGTATGACGGCGGCAATAGTAGCAATAAACAAATTACAATCAGACAGAGATAAAGCAGCTTTGGAAGCGCAAAAGGCTGAAGCTAAAGCGGCGCGTGAAAGAGCCGAAGCCGAAAGAATAATGCGTGAAAAACAACAAGCAGCAGCCGCAGCAGCATTATTGGCGAATAAACAAAAAGCATATAACTCAGTTTACGGATTGGCTGATAAGAACGCTATGGAATGGAATGCCAGAAACGGTGGTGTAGATACTAAGTATGCTCAAGGCTGGTCTGATTGGGGATTAAGTATGCTTGGTGCTTTTGATCCTAACATGAAGTTTGAGAATTTTGGCAAGTTGTATACATTGATGACTGATTTTAAAAAGTTTTTGGTAGCATCAGGCCAGGGAAAGCCATATGCACATGATGGTGCTTATTACGCTGCTCAATTTGCCCAAATTAAAGGTCACGCTAACGGGCTAGAATATGTGCCGTATGATGGTTATATGGCAAAATTGCACCAAGGCGAAAAAATACAAACAAGGTTTGAAGCTAACGACGATGCAAAAGAAACAAAACGCATCTATTTAGCAATACTTGAAGAATTGAAAATGGCCAATGCTAAACGCGGCGCAGAAAGCAAAGAGGTTGTTCAAAAACTGGATAAAGTTGTAAATAGCACAGAGTCACAAACAAGGGCATTAAAAAGGGCCATATCATGATTTATACAATAGAGGTGCAGGTTTGGAATGCAGACACAGCGGCTACAGAAACACTATACTTTTCAACAGATCATTTTATTACGAAATCAACTGACACGCCTGCCAATATCGCTTTTGATTACCGTGTAGTTGATCCAGGAACAATCAGCGTAAGAGTTTCGGAGAATGGCGATACGCTCGGAAATGTGCGTTATGATATTGGCGAGATAGTGATTGAAAACATCGACGGCTATTATGATTATTTGATCGGTGGCATAACAGATGATTACTCTTTTTATGGACAATCAGCAAAGATTTATTATGGTGATGAAACTGGAGCTTATCCAAGCTCTTTTACTAAAGTATTTGTTGGCTTATGTGATGGGATAGAAGTCACATATGATAAGTTAATCTTTAGATTACGCGACAAGTCATATCTGCTGGATAATAAGTTTTTACAGACAGAATACGGCGGTACGAATGTTTTGCCCGATGGCGTTGATGGAACTAATGATGATATAGGTGGGCACTTAAAGCCGTATTTTTTTGGCTACATTTATAACCAGGAAGTGGTGGCGTGTAATACATCAAAGCTTATTTATCATGTTGCCGATACTAACTCAACTGCATCAGAATTAAATGTTTACGATAGAGGTGTAGCATTAACAAGAGGTGCTACATACGCAGATATAGCAGCTATGGAAGCAACAGCGCCAGCGGCTGGAGAATTTAGGGTGATGGCAGTTGACGGGACGTATTTTCGACTTGGCTCTGAACCGGACGGACAAGTAACTTGTGACGCAGCAAGGACGGCTACATATACAGACAGAACAATTCCTAAGATGTTTAATAACTTTTGCGGAAGGGTTGGTATAACGCCAAACGCTACCGATATATCAACGTTACACACAGCTTATCCATACTTGGCGGGGATGTATGTTAACGATGATAGCACAATAGCAGACGTGTTAAATAGGGTTGCTGAATCTCTATTCTTATTTTATTACTATGATAACCTTGGCGAGTTAAGAGTAAAAGAGTTTAACGCTCCTGAATACACAATCACGTTTACTGACATATATGAATATGAAATATTAAACATAGAAAGATTATCAAGTGCATCAACAAGACCAACATGGAAGTTTATTGTCAACTATTTAAAAAATGGCACAGTACAGACAACAGATGTTGCGACTAGCGTTACAAGAGCAAGAAAAACGTGGATTGCTAAAGAATATAGAAAGGCTGTTGATTCCAGCACAACAACAAGAGACACATATAAAACTGATAAGGAAATGGAAGTATTCACGGCATTAAAAGATCGGGCCGACGCGGTATCGTTAGCGTCTCGATTACATGTTATGTATCATCAGCAACGCAGCGTTTATGAAGTTACAATACCGTCATCACGTTTTAACTATCAGGTCATGGATGCCGTTTCTTTACATCATTCGCGCTTTGGGCTAAGTGCTGGCAAAATGTTTTTAATAATTGGATTTACTCTAAATCTGGCTGAAAATACAGCCATTTTAACGCTATGGGGATAAGAAATGGCTAATGTATTACTAGGCATAAACAACGTTATTGATATAGCCAATTTTTCAGGATCATACGGATCATGGCTATCTACATTGCCATTAACAAACCTAAAAAAACCGCAATTAGGCATAGTGGCCAGGTCTACCGATTTACTTGCTGCCAGTACGCAATTTGCCATTAATTTAACAGGTATTTACAACATACGTGTTTTAGCATTATGCAATCATAACTTATCGCTTGCTGCTACTGTTAAAGTGACGGCATATTCAGACGCAGCTTATTCAACGCTAGTTTATGACAGCGGTTTTGTTTCTGTATGGGACTATGCCTTTTCGACTGGATGGGGCGGGTGGAACGATACCACTCCGGGGGGCACATTACCTCATCAATACACAGTCAATAATAACCGCATTGATACTAGGAACTATTTCACATGGAGTTATGCGCATGTAATGCGCACTACGAAAGTAGAGGCGCGATACTGGAAAGTTGAGATTCAGGACGTAAGCAACACAGATGGTTATGTGCAAATAGGCAGAATTTTTATTGGGAACGCCTGGGAGCCAACATATAATTTTGATTTTGGCCAGTCTGTTGGATGGGAAAACGAAACAACCGTTAAGTATGCTCTTAACGGCTCACCTTATTTTGATAACAAACGACCAACAAGAGCGGCTAGATTTACATTATCTCATTTGTCACAACAAGAGGCGATGCAAACAGTTTACAGCATTTTTGGTTATCATGGGCTAGATAAAGAGATATTTTATATGCAAGATACTGATAATGTTTACGATCAGCACAGAACTAATTTTCTATGCCGTTTACGCTCAATGACTCAAATAAGTAACGAGGATTTTGGCGATAGATACAAGGCTGAATTTGATTTAAAAGAGTCTTTATGATACCATTTTTAAATAACTAATTTATGAGCATAATACAATGATAATTAATCAGAAAGATTATAAACAGATAGCATTACAAGCAAAATCACTGATTACATTATCATGTGACAGGCTATGCACAGGATTTTACCAAAAAATAAGAGACGGAGTTATATTAAATACCGTTTCTTTAGTCAGTGGCAGCTATGAAGTTGGAGATTTTTCGGAGGATTGTTATATAAAAATAGTTTGTTTAACTGGGTCAATAGACTACTCTGTCTCTGATAGGTCTGTAGGTGTTGATGATATAACAACAACTAAAAGATACACATCATTATCGGTACGTCCAACAGCCGCCGAGTTTGGGGTAGGTAGTTGCCAGATAGGGAATAAAATTTATGTATCAAATGGCTATGATTGGAGCAATGTTAAAACTCTGGAGTCAATCAAAAAATCCAATGGTATAGTTATTCAGGATTTCTCGGCAGGAACCGCCGATTTAACAGCATCAAACCCAGGCTCAGGTGCGACAATAAGCTCGGTGTCAGGGGGTGGTGTAAAAGTAACTCAGACTACAGGCACAGCGGTTAATACCACGCTGGATTTTCTTGCTGAATCGTTTCAAATGAACGCAGAAACCACAGTTAATCTTGTGGTATCTGTAAAAAATCCAAACGGCATAACGTATTGCCAAATCAAAGGAACAACGGTTGCATCTGCATTTGCCAGTGCAGTTAACTATGCCGCACCATCGTTTAATCTACTATCACCTCCTGTTAATGGATTGGACGGTGGTGCTTTAAATATAGCCTGTACAGGCACGGAACTGGATGCAGGCAAAACAGGTGCAGGTCTGCTTGTTGTAGGCTCATTTATAGACAAGTTCAGACTAACATTCACATTAAACGCAGGATGTGAGGTTATCATTCATAAGCTGGTCATCGACCCCGTTGTAGTTCCTACGATACCTATTGTATTCGATGGATCGTTTGTAACACATTACACAAAAGCCTTTAATTATATGTCTAAAAAAGGCTTGAAGGGGACGGTAGCATTAACTACTGGGGTGGTAGGTACATCAGCAGCATATCTAACACTAGCCATGCTACAGGAGATGTATGATGCAGGATGGGATATTACCAATCATACCGTAAATCATGATTTTGCTAATCGTGGATATGGCGCAGCTCATGCGGCACTAGGTACAGTTAACCAGATCGCGCTTGTGCAAACGGTAGGCGCTGGAGCCGCTATGACGTTAAACGGCAGTATAGGATCGTCCGTATTTGATGCGCCTAGATGTCTGTATTTTACTAGCTCAGGTAATGATAATAACCGGCTGTTTACAATCGTTGGACTTGGTGCGAATGGAGAAGCGCAAACCGAGACTGTTAACGGCAAAAATGCCGCTAATTATGTGGCGGGAAATTTAACCTGGACAAAAGTTGACAGTATTACGGCTGTATCGGGAGCAGCAGCTAACCTAACGGTTGGCGTTACCCTGAGCTATGCTGAGGTTTATGCAGATATTGCTCCCGCTAACGATTGGTTAATAGCAAACGGGTTTACTCGTGGCCTCGATGTTTATACAACACCTGGCGGCGACTACAACATTATCGTCGAGCAGGTGCTAAAAGACCTTGATTTTAGAGCGCACAGACTGACAACACCCAACATGCAACAGCCATTTCTAGCGCCACAACCGTGGACTATCCCAGGATCGGGAAATGGTATAACTAATGGCGGTAGTGCAACTCTAATCGCGGTAAAAGACAAAGCTATTGCAAGATGGTCTACCCATACTATTTATTTGCATACCATCGTTGAGGATAGTGTATCGGCCCCAGACACGGATGAAGCTCGTATATCTGATTTTAAACTGCTGATCGATAGCATAGCAACAGATGTAAAAGCGGGTAATTTGCTATGCCCAACATTATCTGAATATTGCGATATGGCCGGATATTAATGCCCTACATAACCCAAGACGACTACACCGCCACGTATTACTATAACCTACTAAAACTACTATGATAGACTTCAAACAAGCAAGCACAAAACGCGGCATGATTTGGGTAGTAACCGCGCTACTTGGATGCATTGGCTGGTGGGCAGGTAAAGACATCACGCCAATAATCCTGTTAGGAACTACTGTTGCCGGTGGGCTAGGTGTTGCACTCGATGATAAGGAGCGCAAATGACACAAGATCAAAGAATACATTTTAGAAGAGAAATGGACAGACAGAGATTTGAACAATGCCCCAAATACGAAAGACACGATCTATCAGAGGATCAGATAGTCGATATAGTTAAGCGAATCAGAGCCGAGGATAATGCAGAGCTTGGCGCGTTTATTAAGCAAACTGGAAAGGACTGGTTTCCAAAAATCATTTTCTTTGTCGGAGCTGGCGTTTATGTTTTAGCTCGTTGGTTCGAAAGTCATGGAGTAAAAATATTTTGAAGCCGGGGGAGAAAGGCAAGTTTGACTGCAAAGAAGGCTGGACTCTTGAAAATGAGATAGAGTGGCTAGAGCTTTATATAAATCTACAGCAATCAACGCTCAATAGCCTATATGCTGAACGTGCATGGTGGGAACGATTCATAGCTTATTGTAATGGAAAAGCTAACATTTAAGGAGATAATAGAGCCATTTGAGCATCAAGTAGCGGATAGATGTTTATCTGTTTTTTTTTATTTTAACAAGCTTTATAGCCTTGTTTTTGTCTATACACTTAGCCACAATACCAGCGCCTCCCTCCCCTGCTTCAAAAGTTCTTCGATACCTTATGGAAGAAAACCCAACGGCCTGCAAAGGCCAAAACACAATAAAAAACAGAGAGAAACACAATTACTAATGGACTTCTTAATTAAGGCTGTTTTATTGTCACTGTTTCTGGTTTGGATAACAGCATTAACGATTCTAATTGACCAATTATTATTATGATTACGAGCAAAGATTGTTTAAAGAAATATGGTGATCCGGCTCTAGAAAAGAGCATGGTTGTGTTTGATATTCCAAGCCATCTTGAGGTAGGCTTTATACCTAAGCGTATATATTGCAATAAAGATTTAGTTAAGCCATTAGAAAAAGCACTAACCTTAGTTGTTTCGCGTGGCTTAGTTGGCACTATTAAGAGCTGGGATGGCTGTTTCAATATTCGTAAGAAACGTGGTTTAACGTCAATGAGCCTTCACTCTTGGGGGTTGGCTGTTGATATTAATGCGGCCTGGAATAGATTAGGCCAGACATCAACAATGGATCATCGCTTAGTTGATTGCTTTGTTGAGGCTGGCTTTGAGTGGGGTGGGAACTGGACTAGAAAAGATTGTATGCACTTCGAATTAAAGTCTTTTAATTCAAATAGTTAGGTATTTCCAGTATCTTCCTTAGTGATATATATAGGCTTTGACAATGCAAGGAGTATTGTTAAAGCCATTTGATACACAAGAAATCTTTAATTTAGCAATACCATCATACTCTAAACCATCCCCAAATCGTTCCAGGTTTGAGCAGTCATTCCCGCTTATGTTGTCACCCCATAGGCCAGCATTATATTTGTCTTTCAATTCAGCGATTGTTAGGAAGTTACTAGAATCGCTGTTCAATCGTGAGCATACTTTAATCCCTTTAATATTTTTTATCGTGTCAAGTGGTATCGTTACTGAGCTATCAGCGTTAACGTTAACGCTAATATAGTCTACCTGCTGGCTTGCTACTGCATTAAAAGATAATGCCATTGCAGCGATTAATAATAATTTGTTCATAATTTATACCTATAAGTTAATTAAAATGATTTGTCTGTCTTTCCAGACTGTCATCAACATAATTGATTTAGCACAAAATTTAACGGCTGCCTTTTATACTTCCCGTAAGCATGAAATCAATACCAGCTACTATACGGAGTACATCAATTATAAATCAACGGCTGTTGAATGCCACGGTTCCATCCGGTCATTGTACTGGAGTTTTTGCCGATGCTGGATCAAGAATCTTTAAGTTATCTACGCCAATTACAGCGCTTCTCAAGAAACATAAGCAATTGCTTTGCTGTTCCGTCATACAATTCGTTATCTGAGAGATCAATCATTTGCATTAATCTGGTTTTGATTAACTCCCTCTCTTTTGCGCTCCCTCACAATAAGCCTCATCAATTTGACGGCGATATTTTAAGTCATCAAAATCTTGATTACGCTCTATAAGCTTAAATGCTTTATCTAGTAATCCCATATCAAGCCCCGCTAGAACCAAAACCGCCACGACCTGTATCATGGCCAAAGTCAGTGACTAATTGTAAATCTGCTCTTATTATTGGCATGAACATCAATTGAGCTATGCGATCACCGCGTTTTATTGTAAATAAATCAATTGAATCATTAAATACTGAGATTCCGATTGTCTGCTGATAGCCACTATCGATTACACCAACGCAATTAGAAAGCCGTATATTGTTTTTATGCCCTAGTCCGCTACGACCAACAAGGATTCCGGCGACATTTTCATCATTGATATTGATAGCAATACCGGATGACACCATCTCACATGAGCCAGGATAAATGACGACATCATCCTCTATAGCCGCATAAATGTCAAGAGCGGCATCACCTTCGTGGGCATAGGTTGGTATTTTGGCAAACTCGTTTGTCAGCTTTATTTCTATGTTCATTTTAATGCCTCACTTGCTATTTTTTGAGCTTGATTAAAGCAATCTGCCTCACCCCATTCGTTATATCCTTCTGTACTATCATAGTTCGGATCAAGGTTCGCTATTTTTTCTAAAGCCTCCTTAAGTTTAACTATTTCAGCATCGTCACGCTTAATATCAATTATTTCAATATCCATTATATTTCACCTCTTATTTTTTTTGCTATAACAACCATCACCGTTCCTGCAATTAGCATTAACGATGGGTTTGGCTCATCAACAGACACAGTTTTAACGGGTTTTATGTACTCAGAATCATCCGGTATGGAAACAAATCTCTTTCTGTCATGACTCCAATCTGGCTTGCCTATATTATCGTATTTACGGCAAAATTGAGATTGGTTCTGCATTGATGACTCAAAACAATAGTCAAAATCCTGGTAGTAGTTAGGGTCGTCTACGCCGTCAGCTTTTGCAAAGCCGACAAGAGCTAATGCGATAACCGATGCGACGAATAGGTTTGCTAATAGTAATTTCATTTTAATTTGTCCTCTGTTGTTTGTGTTTCTGATAGTATGAATTTCAGCTCAGCCAGGTTCGCCTTAATTCGCACAAGGCAAGCTTTTTCTTCTCTGAGGTGTATTGATGGTTCAAGATCGGCATTGATAATTCGCTCGATCATTTCTATTGTCTTTAATTGATAGTTCATTTTAAGTCCTCTGAGTATTCCCGAACCTTAGTTCTACTGCATTAAAAATAAATTCTTTGTATTTCTTCCAAAATACAATTGCATTGCTATCCATTACATTAATAACATCACTACGAAAATCAAACCATTCTTGGTGTGAATAGCATTTACAGCCAATTTGCAGTACATCTTTTGTGAATGCAATAGAATATGTCTCTATTTGCATTGAGCAAATTTGCTCCATGTTTCCTGTGCATTCGTACAGATTAGCTCCATACAGATCAGCTCCAGACAGATTAGCTCTAGACAGATTAGCTCCATCCAGATTAGCTCTAAACAGATCAGCTCCAGACAGATTAGCTCCATACAGATTAGCTCCATCCAGATTAGCTCCATCCAGATCAGCTCCATCCAGATCAGCTCTAGACAGATTAGCTCCAGACAGATTAGCTCTAAACAGATCAGCTCCAGACAGATTAGCTCCATACAGATCAGCTCCATCCAGATTAACTCTAGACAGATTAGCTCCAGGCAGATTAGCTCTAAACAGATTAGCTCTATTGCTAACAGCCGCAATTACTGTTGTTTTTATATTGTTATCATCGCAATCATGCGAATAAATAACATCGCCTGAATATCTATGTTTTATTTCAATTTTCATAACTTCCACCAATTAGTTAAAAAATACCGGCATCTCACCGGTTCGAAGTTTCATTGTGCCAAGGTTTCGATATGTTTCCGTGGCCAGACAACTTTAAGATGATTATATTATAGTTACTTTTTTATAAAAGTAAAATTTATATTTCTTTTATCTCTATTCCGTGGACTTGTAACATGAGTTTTCTTTTGATGACAAACAGCGCGTAAGCCTGGCCTTTACGCATCCCCTTAACATCCTCGACAACCTGCTCTAATCCTTTCATATAAGCGAAATCAGCTACGTATTTTGTAGCTCGCTCAGTCTTACCATTACTGAGTTTTTGTTTACCTATCAGCTCGTATGGCCGCTGTAATTCAAGATTCTGTATCTCCCCCTTATCTTCAAGTGATTTTAGATATAAATAACGGCTATATTCTTTCTTTGAATCAAAAGTTAAGCCGTTATGCTTTATTTTTGTGTTGTTATATTTCATTAATCCTCTTAACAGCAATATTGAAATAGTTTTCATCCTTCTCTATGCCGATAAATCTACGGCTTAGGTTTTTACATGCAGCTCCGGTAGACCCTGATCCCATGCAATTATCTAAAACCGTTTCGCCTTCGTTGGTGTATGTTTTTATAAGATATTCTAAAAGTGCTACTGGTTTTTGGGTTGGGTGTACATTGTTATTGTTACCATTGCTGAATTTTTGAACACTAGACGGGTATCTAATCCCGTTATTAACTATGCCTAACTTAGGCATAGTTGAGTCATGGATATTATTTGTTCTATTTCTTGGTTTATCAATATATGGTTTTCCTTTTTGCATTTGCGGGTTATATGTTGTTTGTTTTTCATAAAAAACACATATATTTTCATGCAGTTTTCTTGCTCTTTTTTTAGCCATCGCAAAATCAACGGCATTTGTTTTCTCCCAAATCCACTCGTATTTAAACATCTTAGGATTGCTCATAATAAGCGCACTTGTAAACGGCTGACTACCAAACAACGCAATTGCGCCATTAGGCTTAATAACTCGCTTATAGTGCGCCCATAAAGGCTCAAATGGTATAACCGTGTCCCACTTACAAGCAGTAGTTCCATAGGGTAAGTCACAGAGAATCATATCAATTGACCCGTCTGGAATATCGTGCATTAGCTCTAGGCAGTCGCCATGTAATAACTTAATCATCTTTAAGCGTATCCGCTACGAGCTGAGCATATCCGGCTATGTCTCTCCAGCTGTCTTTGTACTCTGGATCGCCATTCAGAATTCTCCCGATTTTGTGTGCAATCATTTCAAGGGCTTCTCTCTTGTCGTCACTCATATATTTCCAGTTTTTACTATCCCGCATAGCACGTTTTATGTTATGCGTTATGACAGCATGACTTTTAAATTCGCCATACCTGGAGCCGCGTTCTTTCAGTGTTTCGTTAATGTCCATTAAATAATCTCTCTACAGTTGTTAAAATTATCGCCTTAAGCGCTATTGATGCTATCCCAAAAATGAGGACAACAATCATGAGCGCAAAGACAGCCGGGTAAAGCATTATGCCAACACGCCGTTTCATCCGCTCCACTCATTCGAGTATAGATGGCCGTGAAAGTCGGCGATATCGCACTCCATGACGGAATTTTCTGGATACATAGCTTCAATCTTTGCTCTATTTCTGGAGCCGTATTTTTTGCCGTTCTTCATTTCTATATAGTAAACTTTCATCTTCTCTCCCCATTCCTAAGCCGTACACATAGCGCCATACGCTCGCCACGCACAATATCAATATCTGTGCAGGGAGGATCAATCTTGAATGTCTTGCCCCAGGAGTTGGTCTGTTTTTTACGTGGCTTTAGTAGTAGCCTGTTTGCTTTTTTATCGAGTTCGTTCATGGTATTTTAACCTTACTTGTTTTTGTTTTGCTCTTGCCGCTTCTATCTTTTCAGCTAGAGCGGGGCTTATTGGCGCTAGTGCAGTTCGTTGTATATGTGGTTTCATTTAGCGTTGATGAACAGGCATGTCGTTAGTTATCGTTTCTTCTTTGCCACAGTCGTAACAAAGCTTTTTCTTTGCGCTATGCAACATCATCCAGTGAGTATGTTTGCATTTGCGCTTGGGTAGCGAAAACAGGTTTATGGGTGGAAATTTAAAGTCTGGCCATTTCATTATAAGCTCCTATTTGGATTAAAAATTGCTCTCTTTTATCAAGCGGAATATCAGCTATGTAATCATCAATATCAGTATAGCCAGCCTTGTATAGCGCAACGCCAAAAACAGCGTCACTGATTGATAAATAGCCATTATCACAAGTAACGCGGTTGTTGCTATCAGGTTTCTTTTTTTGTTGCGAAAGTGCATCGAGGATGTTCATTGAAGCGTTCACGGATGAACGCGACCCCCTAGTGAAGTGCGTACGCTTTTCTTAGCACTGATCGCGAGGGCCGGTTTAATCAGCATCCGATTTCCTGCTTAAATTAATTGCATTAAGACCGTGCCTTTTTAAGTAGTCCAGTGCGTTTTCTGGTAACTGACTGTCTGGGTTATCAATTCTCAGCTTTTTGACGAGTCGATTTATAAAATATACTAAGTCGTCCACTAATTTTTCTGACTGTTCTAGTGCCAGTTGTAATCGCGCAATTTCATCAGCCGCTAATGAATATTCGATCGCGGGTATCTCGCCATCCAATTTCCCACTTGCTAAATCTCTTAATCTTGATGTCCAATTAATTTTATTCGATCTGTCGATCATCCAGTCATGTACTTCTTGCTCGTTCATAAATATCCTCTAAAACTCAACAATAGAAATCACGGCTGGTTTGCATGGAGCAATCCCGACGTGATGGAAAGCGGATTCCTTAGTAGACTAACAGGCCCTGTAATGCGGAAACTGGATATATCTGCACTGATCCAGCATGGGCCAGGCTTTCCACTGCGTAGCCTTCAGGCGTTAGTTGCGTGCTATAAAAGCCAACTACTCTTCCTTCCCATTCTGCACCTGATTTTTTCATGACATAATCTCCTAATGCGTAGGCTCTATGGGTATCTTCAAAGTTAGTTGGTATCATAATTCAGCGCCTTGATGTAATCGGAAGGATGAAAGTCTTTGCATGGCTTATGCTCTTTATCCTGCTCTTTGCATTCGGTCGGTTCGTCGTCATGGTCGTGCATAACGCAATCTTTACAGGTGTATTCGGTCATTTTATGATCTTCCTGCTACTGAATCATATAAAATATAATAAGCTTCTCTTGCCTCTTTGTTAACATCTTCAGATCCATTTGGAAAGCCTTCACAATGCAAATATTCGCCTATTTCTCTAAGTTTGCTTAGTTGGAAAGCATTAAGATAACCATTTGTACTACTTACAACTCCAGCTATCCACTTAATCACCTCTTCATCTTCTGGATATTCTCCACAAGGCTCACCAAAACTTTTGTGTATTTTTAATAGTTCATCCATCTTAAAATTCCCATGAAATTAATTTATTGAACCTGCCGTCACGTTGCAGGGTTATTTTCTTTACTCGTTTGAAATATTGGTCGTAGTAGTTTTCAAACAAAAATAGCAGGTTTTTAACGTTATGGCCTCCTTCGAATTTGCCGATTTGGTAATAGTCTTTCTTGTTTTTCATCAGGCTTTGAATCTTAGCTATGGCCAGGCCTTTCGCGCTGCCTTGATGCTCTAAGCAAATATATTCTGTGTGCAGTAGTGTGACATTCTCATCACAAAACAGCATCTTTATCATTGGTGTTTCATTTTTCTGATAAAGCTCAAAATGTACGGAATGTACATCATAATCAAATGTTTCTTCCTGCTTTGCTTTGAGTGCTTCCGCTCGTGTTCGCATCGAGTAATTGCCATCTTCAGACTCGCTGATAAACTCGGCTTTGCACTTTTTGCATTTCTTAGCTGATAGATTATTTTGTTCGCCACAATATACGCCTTCATTGATAGCTATGCACTCTTTTGTCGGTGTTTTTTCAGCTTTTGGATTGACTACTGGGACTTTTATATTCTCTATGCCGCCATATGTAAGCCTCTCAATATTAGTCCCGTAATCAATCAAGTAGCCATGCAATTTGTCATCATGTGGCCTGATTACCCTGCCCACCATCTGTATTAGCAAGCCTGGGCTTATAGTAGCACGTAGCAAAACGACACATTCTAACGCTTTATAGTCAAAACCTTCTGTGAGCAAGTTAACATTAACAATATATCGGCATCCAGAACCGTTTTTAAGCCAGTCTAGCGCGTTTTTGCGGTCTTGTTTGCTTGACTCACCGCTAATAATTCGCATTGTGCTATCGTCTCCCCAGGCGTTCAGGATATGGTTGGCGTTTGCAACGGAACTTGCGAATATGACAGCAGTTGAAATATTATTATTAAGAAATTGCTGGCGCATATCTTCAACAGCATCATTAATGATTGCATCAAACTTTACGCCAGCTTCAGTCTGGTTATAATCGTTTCCAGACTTTTTAACGCCATCAAGATTGACTCTAATAGTTGAGTTAAGCGTTTCAATATGCGATAAATAACCTTCATCAACAAGCTTTTTTAATCCTGGTTCCTGAGCTGTATCGTAAACCTTTTCAGTAAAAAACGGTTTTGTTTTCCAAGTCTCCTCATGCAAATCCCCCTGATCTAATCTATATGGCGTACCAGTAACGCCACAAACTTTAAGAGCAGGGTTTTGGTATTGTAAGGCTTCTATTATCTTCTGATAGATGCCTTTTGTGCCATTTTCTTTGAATCTTAAGCGGTGGCATTCATCAACAAGAACATAGTCGAATTTCCCCGCGTTCATACGCATATTAACGAAGCTGGAAGCCATGGCGATAACAGCTTGCTTATGCTTCTCTCGCCTATTAAGCTGGCCACACACAACGCCTATTGATTCAGGATGGTCACAATATTCGGCTGCCTCGCTGTAATTCTGCTCTACAAGTTCAAGGCGTGGTACAAGCTGTAAGACCCGCTTTCCTTCGTTGACATAACGATTAGTTAAAGCCGCCAAAACAAGGCTTTTGCCAAGTCCTGTAAACAATGACGCATAAGGCTTTTCGTTTTTGTGCATAGATACGTGCAATCCTTTGCACGCGGCTTGCTGAAAACTTCGTAATATTTTTTTGCTCATAATGTATTGAACTCATGGATTTTTCTTTTTTCTTGTAAATATCTATTATGAGCATCAATTGCTGTTTCAAAAGTTCCTAGATATATTGTCTTTTTATTTATTCCTATTTGAGCCCTATATCTATTGTCTCTTTTCAAATAAGTAACACCTAAAAGACCTGCTTTGTTCCTTTTTTCACATTTTGTTTTATTCTGCTGATTTTGAGAATTAGTTGCTTCTCTCAAATTTGATATCCAATTATGACTACGAATATTATCTATGTGATCTATTTTATTTGGCATGTTCCCATAAACATAAAGCCACGCTAACCTTTGAGCTCTATATTTCTTATGTTTTATGCTAATAAACACATATCCATGAATAGTACATAATGACCCGGCTTCTTTGTTGCCATGTTTTTTGTTAAACTCTGGTGGATAATCCCTTTCTTTATAAGTAAAAATCCCTGTATATTGTTCGTAATCTAATATTGACTTTAGATATTCTTGTGTTAATTCTGACATTGTGACAATTCCTTAAGCTAAGAATTATTAAGCGAAATTAAAGCGCCAGCCTTGCTTAAGGGTTTTTGGTCTGCATAACCTAGGCGCGAATTTATTATATCAAATTGTTCACGAAACCCTCAACGTTTCCTTTTTAACCAGATAACATTCTGGAAGCGAGTCATTCTTGGTGATAACTTCTCCAGCGTCAATGGCTTTTAGTGCTTCTGTAATCGCCTTTTTATCAGGCTCGATGGTCATCTGTGTGAAGCGATCTGGTATCTTGTCAATGTCGAATTGCTCGCCAAATTGTAGCGATCCTGAGCTTAAGTAATGAGAGCAATTAAACAGCTCGCCTTTATGTTTTTCGATGCCGAAATCAACCATCAATGACAAAATATGCTCTTTTATAAAGCTATGGACGCGTTCTTTGCGTTTGATGTTTTTGTCATGTGCATCAAGATAGGCTTTCTTTGCATCAACAGCTTTTTCGTGATCAAATTGCGCTTGTTTTAGCAGTGGCAACCAGTAGTCTAGTTTGTTTTCAACTGCGCCTTGTACGTCATTCAATATTCGTTGAACAGCTTCAATATCTTCCTGGCCATCGTCTGTCAGCCACTCAAGTGACTCAAGCGCGGCCTGTTGTTTTTGTTTTAAATCAAATATTTTCATTTTTTTTATTCTCAGTTAAGTTATAAAAGCCATCCTTGGCAACAGTTCGGGAGTTCCGAACGGTTCAGAAAGGCGTGTCAAAGTCGTCAATATCCATGCTGAGCGGATCAACTGGTGAGTTGTTTTGTGGGGGGGTTGGTTGCGCTTGTGCTTTCGATGTGCCTAACAGATAATCTATGTTTTGGCGCATTTGTACGGGCTCTTTTTTATTCAAAAACTCGGATGCCGATTGTTCGGTATCAGCATCATAAAAGCCAGCGAACTCGGGACGCATGGTAGTTTTGCCGTTATAGGTGTTGGGTCTCATATCAAACACGATGCCTATTTGACGGTCTATCACATCATGAAAAACCATTTTTCTTTGCTCAACATCCTGTTTAATGTCAAAGTCATAAACCTTTACCTTCCCTGGCTTGCTGGCGAGATCATCAAGTTCAAGCAAGACCATCAAATCGTTAACGTCGCTAATGGCGCTTAGTTCTTTACCGTTTTTATCTACGCTTGTTCCTGCTTTGCCAACAACCCACAAGTCAAACCGGCCAGTGGCGCCGGCGTCGGTGACCACTTCAAAATGGATTGCTTCTGATAATGTTTTTGCTGATTTTTGTTCATAGCACTTTGTGATGGTGCAAGGATAAAAGCCGGTTTCTTTGATAAAGCCGCCTGAAAATGTTTTAACTTTTGTTGTATCTTTTGTAAATTTCATGTGTTTTCCTATTTTTTATGTTTATTTGATAGACCAAGACCAAGACCAAGACCTAGACCCAGACCTAGACCAAGACCCAGACCTAGACCAAGACCCAGACCTAGACCCAGACCCAGACCAAGACCCAGACCCAGACCCAGACCCAGACCAAGACCCAGACCCAGACCAAGACCTAGACCCAGACCAAGACCCAGACCCAGACCTAGACCCAGACCAAGACCCAGACCCATACCTAGGCCGTCTTAACTTTCTCATTGCTTTCATTTGAGAATACCAAATGATTCAATCATGCCTTTTTGTATGTAAAACTCATTCGGCAAAGATTGAGCATCTTTCCATTCTTTCGTATCAAACGCACCCGTTTCATATACGATTTTAGGGCTTTCAAGTTTTATAAAATCAGCGTTATTCCCGACAAGTTTACCTGTGTATATATAAACCGCACAAAATACTGTTATTGTTTTTCCTAAAAGGGCATCAAAACCCTCGCCAGGCACTTCTATTACGGTTACTGTTGGTGCTAATGTTTTCATGTTGTTTCCTATTTTAATAAATCAATAAAAATTTGTTTTGATGTTTCAGGATTGCGCACATCGATAATGTATGAGTCCTGGACGTTTTCTATATTTTCGGTTCTGACTTTAGCAAAAAAGCCATTACCAGCGCGTGTATGTACTACTATTTCAGGCGCCATTATTGAGTCTGCATGGTGTTTAACTGTACCAAAATTGTTTCGTTTTGCTGCCGATGTGATAGTTGATTGCATAAACAAGCACCAATCAGCTTTTGCTGTCAGCAGGTTTGGCACAGAGTAAACACCAAACTCTGCCAAATCGATTCCATGTTTTTTAAACTCGTTCCCGTTATCATCAACTGCGTTTTTAAGGCGCGTGTGGGTGATTAGGATAACGTTTAGCCCTTTTCTATGTAGATGGGTAAGAGCTGTAAAAAAGCGCTTCTCATAGACCGCTACAAGTTGAGCGTAGCCTACCCCGAAATCATAATCTGCGATTGAGTTTATCTTTTTTACTGTGCCATCCTTTTTAGAAACTTCTGGTGTTTCTTTAAGAATCTTCTCAATACAGAGTTTGTCTAAAAACATACCTGAATCTATCACAATGGTTTTGTAGGGGTGGTCATGCTTAACAAACTGTTGCAGCGTTTGGTAAAATTCATCCTCTGATCCTATGATATGAACCCTACCATCTTTAATCTGCTTACCTACACCAGTAACTTTTTCTACGCCTTTTTCAAGAGCGATATAAAAAGGCTTCTCAGCATTGGCAGCCAGGAATGTTTTGCCAACTCCTGGTGGGCCTGAAATCATGCCGAAATAAGGCCCGCTTATCGATTCTTCGGATATTTCAAAGCCATCAAGGAAGCTCATTGGTTTCCATCTCCTTCAGGTATGCTTCTATAGCAGCTTCGACAAGCTCATATAAATTTACTTTGTTTCCAGATATGGCAAGCTTGCCACGTAATACCATCATACGGGAGAATAAATCCCAGCTAATTTTGATGGCCTGTTTTGGTTTGGGTTTTTCCATTGTTATTCCTTTTTAAAGTCAATTGTTAAGTATTTACGGCAAATATCGGCTGTTTGTTGTTGGTTTTGTTTTTTAGCAGCATAAGCAGCATAAGCATAAGCAGCATAATCAGCAGCATAAGCAGCAGCATAAGCAGCATAAGCAGCATAATCAGCAGCAGCATAAGCAGCATAAGCAGAAGCAGCATAAGCAGCAGCATCAGCAGCATAA